CTTGAACAGCCGGGCGATTACAGCTTCGAGAACAGTGCGAAGACCGAGGGTGAGGCGTACTCGATTGCTCGCAAGTACCTGAAGGCACACCCCAAGGCGAAGATTCTCATTGAGCCGATTGTCACCTATCCCGGAGACATTCAACGTCTGACCAGCCAGCAGGTCAACGACATCAAGGCTCACTTGAAGTCTTACGCTGAAGCTTCTGGTGCTGCGGTGTCTGCTGCCTTGAGCGGAAAGATCGGCAAGATGAAGTACCGATCCAAGTTCTACGCTCCGTTCCTGAAGCGTCAAGGCGTCACTGGTTACAGCAAGAATTACGTTGAGGTTTGGGGAGCCAGTGTCGTCGGGTTTGAGCGTTGGTTTGAGTTGACGAACGCGAACCGTGAGGTCATGGATGCGATCGAGTCAATGCAAGATCGCCGAGCAAAGACCGATCTGCAAAGCAGGCTTGAGTTCCTTTGGAACGGTCGTCAGCCAATGGTCGGCATTACTGAAACCATTGATGCCGTCGTTGACAAGGGCGCCGCATTGTTGACCGGCGGTTCGGTCAAGCCGGGGTTGTTCTCCCGTTCGCTCGACTTCTATCGCTCGGCCAGCTACTTCCTCAATCTGGCGTGGCCGGGCAATGTCGTTGGTGCGGCCGTCAACGCCACCCAGATTCCTGCCGTCACAGCAGCAATGATTGGTTACGGAAGGACTGCCGCAGCAACCTATGAAATCCTGAGTAATCCCAGCCGCTCCATGCAGATCTTGGAGCAGTATGGTCGCTTCACTGGACGAGGCAAGTGGGATGATGGCACGCTTCCGGTTGTTTCGGGCGCACGCAAGGCGATGAATGTCATCAATGAGATTTCTCCGTTCACTCAGGTTGAAAAGATCAACCAGAACGGGGCATTCTTGATCGGGTTTTACGACGGCATTCGGCGTGGCTACAGCGAACAAGCTGCCGCCGACTACGCAAACCGTCTTCGACTGATGACCCAGTTCTCTTACAACGCTGCTGAAGTCCAGACGATCTACCGATCGAAGCTCGGCATGACCGCGTTCCAGTTCAAGCGGTTCTCTTTGAACTGGATGGCTCTGCTTGCTGTCTCTGCGAAGACAAACAAGCTTGCGGCGATCAGAATGCTCTTGGCCACAATGACGTTCGGTGGCATCAACGCCATCATGCCAAGAACGGTTCAGGGTTTCGTGATTCGGGCTGCTGGCGCCAAGACCCTGAGCGGCGTCATTGGATCCATGCTGATGGCTCTTGGCCTTGACGATCCCGAAGATGAGGAAAAGGTCGAGAAGATTGCCAACGCTTTGACCTATGGCATCACGGCTGGCATCGCCAACGGAGAGTTCAACGTTTCTGACCGATTCTCGCCATACCCCATCCGTATGCCCTACGGCGACAAGACCGCCGAAGAAGCCGTCGGTTCGATCTTGTTTGAAACGCTTTTTGGTGTGACCGGAACCACGGGCGTTCGGGCTGTCGATGAGTTCTTTGATGAGCGGTCAACGATTCCGGCCGTTGATCGCTGGATGAACCTTACGACTGCTGGTCGTCAGATTAACCAGTTCCGTCAATACCTTGACAACGACATGGCGAGGCGTGCCGGAAGCGGCAACAAGATGTTCAGCCAGACTGACCTGTCGATGATTGCCAGAACCATTGGATTCCAAGACACCAAGCTTCTGGAAACGAGCGCATTCGTCAACTCAATGAACGCTGCTCAAGAGGCTCAGTCTGAACTGGTCAACAACGTCGCCAAGCACAGGCTGGCCGCCATCAAGAACGCAATGGAAGGCAGGTTTGACCAAGCCAACATTGAAATGGCCAAGGGCCAGCAAATCATGGCAAGAAGCCTTCAGGAGAACTTGGGCTTCATTGTTGACGAGCAAATGGTCGCGAGAAGAATGGAGAACATGATTAAGTCGCGAGAGATTGGCTTGCTGTTCAGAGAAGCCGAACGCAAAAACGACAAGAGCTTTGTTGCTTGGCTTGCTTCGATGAACCCGTACGAGCGGGTAACGTTCTTGAAGCTCATGCAAGCTGAAATAAAAGGAATGGGCCGATGACCCACAAGAAACCCCACACGACCAGCATCCGCATCCGGCAATCGACTTACGCTTGGCTTCAACAAAAGGCCGCCGATGAAGGCACCAAGGTCATTGACCTTCTGGAGTACATCGTCGATGGCTACAAGAATGCCCCAAAGGCAAAACCCCCTCAGACCGCCGGGTCTGGGGGGCTTCCCGAGTACGATGTCAACGGCAACAGGGTTGCTCGCTGGATCAGGGACAGTTAGTCCACCCGTCTCCTGCAAATCTCCTCGAAGATCAGCATGAGTTTGTTGACGGCCCGCGAGAAATCGCGGGCTGTCTCCTTTGGTTTCATGCGAAACGCGACCGCACAAGCCTTGATGTCGGTGATCTGGTCGTCAAGCAGTTTCCACAAGGCAAACTTGTCGATTATCTCGTACTCGTTCACACCGAGAGACTTGAGCAGTTCCGTTTCAGAACATGCTGGGCAGCCTCGATGGCCGCAAACCTCGCAAGGCCCGTCACGCCTCTTCCGAAACTTCGGCTTTGGGGAAGTCAATGTAGCCCCTCCAGTTGTTCTTCATGGCAGCCTGCAAGAGATCATCAAGGATCAGCTTCGATTTCTTCGCAAAGATGGCCGTCCCGAGAATCTGCCCGGCGGTTGGCATCCCGTATTGGGCGAAATCACTCAGGTTGAGGTTGTAGGACCAAATGGTCAGGGCCACCCAGTACAGGTAATCGTCATCATTGTGCGTCCGCCACTCCGGCTCTTCTCCGTCTTCGTTGATTGGCTCGGCGGCCGTCTGGACGGTGAACTCGTCCGTCACCATGTTCCAACTGACCGTAGCCAACTCCCAGTAGGTCTGGAACCGCGGAAGCCCGAGGGTATAGACCTCGGCGATGAAATCGTCGTGCATTTTTGAGAATCCTCCCTAGAAGGGGTTGCGAGTGCCTGAGTGGCACCCTACCATCCCGGCCCGTGCAGATCAAGCCACAGAAAGGAGGAAAATGCACAGACTTGACAAATCGCACCAGATCGTGGAACATGAGTTGTTCCCGAAGAAGTTTTGGAGCCGGATGATGTCGCGACGGGACGCAATCACCGCACAGCCCGAGATCGCCGCACAGCGAGTTTTGGTTGGTTGGCTGGTTCGAGAGCAGCCAGTCCACTACCTCGTGACCAAGACGGAGTACGGGATCTACGAGGGCATCGTTGTCCACCGGGGGAACCGGCGGCTCGGCCGGTTCGCCGGTCAGCACCAGAACAAGGTTGGGTTGGATGCCCTCGTGACTCAAGGCATGAGGTTGGACAAGACTTGCGGAATGTCTGATTACACCGTTGGTGAGTGTTTCGATCGTTTTCACTGGAACAAAGGAATGCTAGATGAGCAATCTGAGAGGCAAGATTCCAAGCGTTGAGGACAAGCGGTTCAAGGTGCTGATGTTCGGTGTGGCTGGTGCTGGCAAGACCACGGCAGCCATCCAGTTCCCCCGGCCCTACGTTCTGGATACAGAGGCGGGCTGCGTGAACGACCAGTACATTCGGGTCATCGAATCCGGTGGCGGTGCGATCGCGCCGATCGTCGTTTTCGACGACATCATCACCGAAATCCGCACGCTGATGGAGGAAGAGCATCCGTATGCGACCCTTGTGATCGACCCGATTACGACGGTCAACGACATGCTGCTCGACCGGCTGAAGGAGGAAGTCGGGACCGATTACGGTGCCCACTACACGGAGGCCAAGCGGAAGTTCAAGCAGATGATGTCGTTGCTTGCTCGTCTTGACATGAACGTTGTGGTAACGGCACACCACAAAAACCAGTACGGTGATGGCATGACCCTGCTGGGCAAGACGTTCGATGGCCCCAAGAACCTCGATTACCTGTTCGATCTGGTCATGGAGATCCAGATTCGTGGTGATGAGCGGTGGGCCATTCCCGTCAAGAGCCGGGTGGAGAGAATCCGGCAAGGGGAGCCGTTCCTGTTCAGCTACAACACGATCGCCGAGCGTTATGGGCGAGAGGTGCTTGAGCGGCAGGCGAAGGCGCAGGAGTTGGTGTCTTCCGAACGGCTGGCCGTGTGGGAGCAACTGCTCATGAAGTTCGGCACGAGAGAGGCCGATTTCCGGCGGAAGATCCTTGCCAAGTTTGACATCGGTGAGTTGGCAGATGCCTCGGCTGAGGTGGCCGAGAAGAGCATCGCGAAGTTGACCAAGATTCTGGAGACCGAAAAGTGACTTTGAAGTACGACCCTAGCGCTGCTACCGCAGAACCCGCAAACCGCCCCGTACTCGAATCTGGAAGCTACACCGCCACGATGACTGCGTGCCGCGTGAACGACCGGAACGAATACGAGATCGACTGGACTGTCTACCGAGGCTCGGATGAGGTTTACCTTCGCCAGTGGCTTGATATGCAGAAGGGGTTCCACGTTCACCACCTCAAGTGCATCGCCTCCCATCTCAACCAGATGGATGCGTTCAACACCGGATCGTTCAACCCGGCTTCCGGCGTCAACCGCAACTTCGGACTCAAGGTCACGAAGAAGGAAGCCCGGAACAAGCCGGGTACGTTCCGCAACTGGGTGGATGGGATCGACCCGACCCCGGCAAAGTCGGCAAGCCAGACGCCGCCGAGCGAAAGGCCCGGCGGCAACCACACTCCTGTTGACGACGACGACGTTCCATTCTGATGTCGTGGATCAAGATGAGGACTAACCTCCTTGACGACCCGAGGGTCGGTGCGGTCTCGATGCGTTGCAACGTGTCGGTGGCGACCACCCTCGGGTCGCTCTTCATTCTTTGGGCGATTGCCGACCAACATACGGAAAATGGATTGCTTCCGTACATGACGGAGGAGTGGCTAGACGCCCGTGTGGGCGTTCCGGGATTCTCGGACGCCCTGCGGTCGGTTGGATGGCTTGCAACGCCTCAGGACGGCTCTACGGGCCTCCTGCTGCCAGAGTTTGACCAGCACAACGGCTCGTCAGCCAAGAGAAGAGCAAATGAGGCGTCTCGAAAGGGAAAAGTCCGCAAGTTGTCCGCGTCGGATGCGGACACAATGCAGACACCATGCGGAACTAGAGCAGAGCAAGCAAAAGAGAAGAGCAAGAAAAGCAAGCAAGCAGGGGAACAGGTTGAAGACGACGTTGTGATTGTTTCTGATGAGGAAATGCTGGCTCTGCTGGCAAAGTCAGGCACATGCGGGCATTGACGCTTCTGTCGAGCAGCCCGATTGCAAATCGCAACCGAGGGGAAGCCTCGAAGCTGCTGGGAAAAATCGCGAAACACCGCGATCCATGCACGTTCTTTCGCGATCTGTTGGATCGTGCCGACAGGTCAAACGTTGTCAAGAAGGGCGGTTGGATGATGACCGCACTACGAGAGGAAGCCGCAAGTTGCGAATGAGTTTTACGCTCCCGTTGCCACCGACCTCGAACCACCGGCTGATCCCGACGAAGGGTTCTGGTCGTCTGATTACCTCTCCCAAGATGCGGGAGTGGAAGAAGGAGGCTGAAGACACGCTGTTCAGGCAGCGAGACTGGGGCAACCCGACCATCACCGGAAGGGTCGCCGTCACGCTGGTCATCACTTGGCCTGATCGGCGAAAGCGAGACATCGACGGCCCCGTCAAGCCGGTTCTCGATGCACTCGTCAAGGCAGGAATCCTCAAAGACGACTCGCTCATCAAGGAACTGGCTGTTATCGTTGAGGACGAGATCGGCGATGGTGTCGTCGGCATCGAGATCGACATCATCGACTAGAACAACACACCCCCCATTTGGCGGCGACTCCAAGCCCACCGCGGAGTCGTCGCTTTTTATTTGGTCGGATCGTTGACGAAGAACTCGGTTTCATCGACCAGATACACCAAGACCCATTCGCCGCTTTCAAGCTCACGAGGCTCCGCAAGTCCCTTCAGCATTTCAAACGCTAGCAGGGCTTTTGCAACCACTCTTGCGTCAATCTCAAACTCGAACGTCATGGCGTCAGCAACGTGCATGGTCAGACGCTGCACCACGCCGTCGTACCTCGAATCAAGTCGCTTGCTTGTCATGGTGGCTCCAAAAAAACACCCGCCCGACCTCGTTTAGAACATGGTCAGGCGGGCGGACGAAAGAGATCCAAATCGCTCACATATCTTCGTAGCCCATCATCACCGAGTCAACCTCCAAGGCTTCAAAAACCCAACCATTTCCGAGAAGGCTTTCGACGTTCTCTTTGTTCTCATTCTGGACCTGCTTCCAAATGTCTTCAGTCGAGAAGTCTTCAGTGATCGAAGACTCTGGAAGCACAAAGAACTGCGTTTCGTACTTGCGTTCCATTCTCTTGCCGTACAGGGGGTGTGGATTCGCTCGCTTGAACTGCACCGTCACCTCGGCCGCATGATCTTCCATCATCGCCACTTGGCACCTCCGGGATCGGGGAGAGGACGCACGCACTCAGCGTTGGGGCAGGGGCCGCCGACCTTCCCGCACCCCGGACACTGATCCACTTCTTCCACGCACAGGATCTTCTCGGGAGTGATCTCCCGGATTCGAGCGCCTTCGCACAACGCCTCGTATTCCGAGGGGGAGAGGATCATGATCTGCGACCCTTGCAGGCCGAACCACGTTTCTCCATCAGTCACTATTGCAATGCTCACTGTCGTCTCCATTCAGTAGTTGATCCACGCTTTCCAACTCAACAAACACGCTTCCTGCGATCTTCCGGCTCTTGATCGTTCCTTTCGCAGCCCATTCACGCACAGTCTTGATGCTTCTGACAACGGCTCCATTAGTCCTTTCGCTGATGTAGGAGGGAATGGAGACGATCGGGGCGATGCGGATTTCGGTCATGGCCATCCTTGGTCATGTGGGGGAACCGAGGCGGTGGATAGAAGTACCTCGGCTCCCCCGTGGGTCATTTGGTATGCCTCGAAACATTCGGGGCGTCTTCCGCACACTATATCACATGCTGGCAATGTATCCAGCACGGTGATTGGCCCACACGATTGCCTCATCTAGCGACTCTGTGTAATCGCCGGAAAGGAACGTGACTCTGCCGTCGGGGGCGACTGTTGCCGTGTGAACGACGTATCTCTTGGGATACGCTTCGGCGAGTGCATGGTGAACGACGACAGCCCTCGGCTTGACGCCTTCGGCTGGCGGCATTGGGAAGATGGCAAACAGTTCGTCCGACTCGATTCTGCTGATCGCACCGGCGATGTGGACGACGAGCCTCGATAGGTACGGTTCTCCGGGGTCAAACTTGCTGACACGGCCCTTCTCTGACACTTCTTCTTCGATCATGACTAGATTCTCCGCCCGCACCATTGCGGGTCTCCCCAGAGAATACCAGATTTTCCCAGCGAGTCAACTTGACGGCGTGATCTTCCCCGACTATCCTGCCCTCGGCGGCAATGGT